GGGAGGATTAAAACTTCGTTTAATACTTCGGAAGGTGTAGTAATAGATTATGTAGATCCCGCAAACCTTGTTTATTCTTATACAGACTCTCCTTATTTTGATGATATATATTATGTTGGCGAGGTAAAATCTATCCCAGTAAATGAATTAGCAAAACAATTTCCTCATTTGTCGGAAAACGACCTTGAGGATATAATGAAAAATAAATCAACGCATAGAAATAGTAATAATACAACATGGTCTACAGATAAAGAAGATAGCAATACTATTCAAGTTTTATATTTTAATTATAAAACTTATATGAATGAGGTTTATAAAATAAAAGAAACCGGAACTGGAGCTGATAAAATTATACCTAAAGATGATTCGTTTAATCCTCCAAAAGGAAAAGAAGGAGAATATAATAAAATATTAAGATCTATAGAGTGTCTTTATGATGGGGCTATGATTGTTGGCAGTGATAGATTGTTAAAATGGGAGATGTCAAGAAATATGATGCGTCCTAAAAGTGATTTTACTAAAGTAAAAATGAATTATTCTATAGTTGCTCCTAGAATGTATAATGGTAAAATAGAATCATTAGTTAGTAGAATTACTGGTTTTGCTGATATGATTCAGTTAACACATTTAAAACTTCAGCAAGTATTATCAAGAATGGTTCCAGATGGTGTTTATTTAGATGCTGATGGTTTAGCTGAAATTGATTTAGGTAATGGAACAAATTATAATCCACAAGAAGCATTAAATATGTTCTTCCAAACTGGTAGTGTTATAGGTAGATCATTTACAAGTGAGGGTGATATGAACCCAGGTAAGATACCTATTCAAGAGATAACATCAGGATCTGGTGGAAATAAAATGCAAGCTCTTATTGGTAATTATAATTACTACATGCAAATGATAAGAGATGCTACTGGACTTAATGAAGCTAGAGATGGTAGTATGCCAGATAAAAATGCTTTAGTAGGTGTGCAAAAATTAGCAGCAGCAAATTCAAATACTGCAACTCGACATATATTACAAGCTGGATTATTTTTAACGGCTGAAACAGCGGAATGTTTATCTCTTAGAATATCTGATATTATTGAGCATTCACCAACAAAAGATGCTTTTATTCAAGCTATTGGTTCTCATAATGTAGCAACTTTAGATGAGATGTCAGATTTACATTTATATGATTTTGGTATATTTATAGAACTAATGCCAGATGAAGAAGAAAAAGCAATGCTTGAGAACAATATTCAAATGGCACTACAACAACAAAGTATAGAATTAGAAGATGCTATTGACTTAAGAGATGTAAGAAATGTAAAATTAGCCAATCAATTGTTAAAAATACGTAGAAGGAAAAAAGAAGATAAGGATAGGAAAATTCAAATGGAGAATATCCAGGCCCAAACACAGTCTAACGCACAGTCAGCTCAAGCGGCTGCTCAAGCTGAAGTCCAAAAAGAACAAGCTTTAACACAAACTAAAGGTCAGTTAGAACAAATAAAATCTAGTTTAGAAATGGAAAAACTAACTAAAGAAGCTGAACTTAAGAAAGAATTGATGGGATTAGAATTTCAATATAACATGCGACTTAAAGGAATTGAAGTCGAAGGAATGAAAGAAAGAGAAAAACAAAAAGAGGATCGTAAAGACGAAAGAACAAAAATACAAGCCACACAACAATCAGAAATGATTGAACAAAGAAATAGTGGAAAACCACCTAAAAACTTTGAGTCTGCAGGTAATGATATACTAAGTGGAGGATTTGATTTAGGAGCGTTTGAACCTAGTTAAAATTTATTAATTATTATTATATTATATTATGGAAGAAAAAGATGAACAAGTAGTTGAAGAAACTACACAAGAAACGACTGAAAAAACTAAAGAAACTCCTCAAGTAGACGAATCTAAATTTAGAAGCGCTGGAGATGATAGTGTTTTAAAAGTGGATTTAAGTAAACCACCAACGTTAAAAGAAGAAACTGAAACAGATAACACTAATGACAGTGAAGTTGTCGCGGAATCTGAAAACGTTGAATCTACAGAAAAACAAGAAGAAATACAACCAGAAGTTCAAACACAAGAAACTTCAGTATTAGAAGAAATTACTGAAGAAAAAATTGAAGAACAAGAGCAGGTTGAAGAGATAGCTGATGCTGCTGAAGAAGCTATTAAAGAAAATATAGAAACCGGTAAACCATTACCAGAGAATATCCAGAAATTAGTGGATTTTATGGAAGAAACCGGTGGAGATTTAAATGATTATGTTAAACTTAATCAAGATTATAGTAAATTAAACGATCAAGATTTATTATATGAGTACTATAAGCAAACAAAACCTCATTTAAATAACGAAGAAATTAACTTCCTTATGGAAGATTCGTTTTCTTATGAAGAGGATATAGATGATGAAAAAGATATACGAAGAAAGAAATTAGCGCTAAAAGAGCAAGTTGCCAGCGCTAAAGCCCACTTAGACGGGCAAAAGTCTAAATACTATGAAGAAATTAAAGCCGGGTCAAAATTAACCCAAGAACAACAAAAAGCTGTTAATTTCTTTAATAGATACAACAAGGAAACAGAAGAGTTAAATAAATCTGCTGAATTAAATCGAAATAGGTTTATGAAAAGAACTGATGAGGTTTTTAACAACAAGTTCAAAGGTTTTGAATATAATGTTGGAGAAAAAAGCTATAGATTTAATATTAAAGATGTTGATAAAGTTAAATCGGAACAGAGTGATATAAATCAATTCATGACAAAGTTTGTTAATGAAGATTCTACTTTGAAAGATCCAAACAAATATCATAAGGCTTTATTTACAGCTGATAACCCTGATGCTATAGCAAAACATTTCTACGAACAAGGCAAGGCTGACGCTATAAAAGAAAGCGTTGCTAAAGCTAAGAATGTAGATATGGATCCAAGACAATCTCATAAAACAATAGAGACTGGTGGGTTAAAGTTTAAAGTATTGGGTGATGATACTTCTGATTTTAAGTTTAAAATTAAAAATAGAAAATAACAATTTAAAATTATTACAAAATGGCAATTACAAGTGCAACGGCTAGTAATTTAACACCTTCACCGGTGATGAAAACACTAGCTAGCAATTATTTAGACTTCACAACAGCCGCTGATGGTTGGGCGAAGCAATACATGCCAGACGTTCTAGCAAAAGAAGCAGAAGCTTACGGAAACAGAACTATGGCAGGTTTTTTAAGACAAGTCGGAGCTGAAGAAGCAATGGCTTCAGACCAAGTTATTTGGTCAGAGCAAGGTAGATTACATCTAGCTTATAAAGGTAGAATCACAGACGCTGCTAACTCAGCATCTTCAGATGGTTTTGGTGGTCAAATCCAAATTGAAACTGATATTGATGGAAGAACGATTACTACAACTCATGGTATTAGAAAAAACGATATTTTATTAATCGCTGATTCTAACACTACAGCTGTAGTTTTAGTTACAACTGACCCGGTTTCAACTCCAGATGATGATTTTGGAGTAAGAGTATATGACGCTGGTTCATCTACTACTACATTAGGTGAATTAGGTTTTGCTGCTAATGGTTCTGATGGTGCTACTGATTTAACTATATTAGTTATAGGTTCTGAATACGAAAAAGGAGCTTCTGGTAGAACTGGACAAAACGAACCAGATCACAAAACTTATACTAACAAACCAATTATCTTAAAAGATAAGTATTCAGTATCAGGTTCTGACGCTGCTCAAATTGGTTGGGTAGAAGTTTCAAGTGAAGATGGTACTGGCGGTTATTTATGGTATGTTAAAGCTGAAGCTGAAACTAGATTGAGATTTAATGATTATTTAGAAATGTCAATGCTTGAAACGGTTCCTGGTTCTACTACAGCTGCTAATCAGTCTGTTGATAATTACTTTGGAACTGGTGTTAATAACGGTCACCAAGGATTATTTAACGCTATTGAAACTAGAGGTAATCAAACTTCTGGTGTTACTGGTGTTAATGCTGCTACTGATTTAGCTGAGTTTGACGCTATCTTAGCAGAGCTTGATAAAAACGGTGGTATTGAAGAAAACATGATGTTTGTTAATAGAACAACTGCTTTAGCAATAGACGATATGTTAGCTTCAATGAATTCTTATGGGGCTGGTGGTACTTCTTACGGAGTGTTTGATAACTCTGAAGATATGGCACTTAATTTAGGTTTCTCTGGATTCCGTAGAGGTTCTTATGATTTCTACAAGTCTGATTGGAAATACTTAAACCAACAAGACGGTAGAGGTGGTATTAATTCTACTAATACTGTTGGAGCAATCCGTGGGGTTATGGTACCAGCTGGTACATCTTCAGTGTATGACCAAATGTTAGGTAGAAACTTAACACGTCCATTCTTACATGTTAGATTTAGAGCTTCTGAAACAGATAACAGATACCTAAAAACTTGGGTTACTGGTTCTGTTGGAGCTGTTACTTCTGACTTAGATGCGATGGAGGTACATTACTTATCTGAAAGAGCATTAGTTACACAAGGAGCAAACAACTTCTTCTTAATGAACTAATCATTATATTTTAAAAGAGAGTGGGGCTAGTCTCCACTCCCTTTTATTTTTATTAATTTTATTATATATTATATTATGGCAAAAAAACAAAAAACAAAAGTTGAGGTAGAAGAACCTCAAATTAAAGAAAAGGTAGCAGTAGTTGAGGCGCCTCCGGTTATAGAACAACCAAAAGTTAAAAAAGAAATTGTAAAAGAAGTACAACCAAAAAAAGATACTTGGGAGGTAAAATCAAGAACGTATGTTTTAAAAGGTAACAAAAAACCATTAAGCAAAATGATTAGATCCGCTAATCTTTTTTGGTTTGATGAAGAGAAAGGTTTTGAAAGAGAAATTAAATATTGCGAGAACCAAAGAACTTGTTTTGTAGACGAGATGAAAGGAGATCAGAGATTAGCGCACGTTATTTTTAGAAACGGAGCGCTACATGTTCCAAGAGAAAAAACAATTTTACAAAAATTTCTATCTTTATATCATCCTCATAGAGATAAAGTTTTTTATGAATTAAAACCTCAAGTTATAGCTCAAGATGAATTAGTAGATATTAATTTAGAAGTTGACGCTTTAATTGCGGCTCGAAACATGGATATTGATATGGCGGAGGCAGTTATGCGTGCTGAAATTGGTTCTAAGGTATCTAAGATGAGTTCTAAAGAACTTAAACGTGATTTATTAGTGTTTGCTAAGAAAAACCCTAAATTACTTTTAGAATTAGCTAATGACGATGATGTTCAACTTAGAAATTTTGGTATTAAAGCAACTGAAATAGGAATACTAAAACTATCTCAAGATCAAAGAACTTTTTCATGGGGTTCTAATGGTAGAAAACTAATGAATGTTCCTTTTGATGAGCATCCTTATTCAGCTTTAGCTGCTTGGTTTAAAACCGATGAAGGAATGGAGATATTCTCCAATATTGAAAAACGATTAAATTCGTAATCAAACTGTAGAGGCAGTCGCCCTACGGGGCGATTGCACACTACAAAACTTAAATTATATGGAAAACAAATCAAAAGGATTAGGCGACTCAATAGAAAAAATTACAAAAGCAACTGGTATAAAAAAAGTTGTAGAAAAAATAAGTAAGGTAACTAAGAAAGATTGTGGATGTGGAGAAAGAAAAGAAACCTTAAACAGATTGTTTCCTTATAATAAATAAAAGAAATTATGATTAGTATAGATACAATTTATCAAAGAGTTTTAGCATTAGCTAATAAAGAATCCCC